ACGAGTATGAGCAGATCGACCTTCAAAATCCTCTTCTACGTGAAGAAGGGCAGCGAGAGAGCCAACGGCTATCTCCCCCTGATGTGCCGTCTTACGGTGGACGGTGAAATCAAGCAGTTCAGTTGTAAACTGGACGTACCTCCGAAACTTTGGGACGTGAAAACGGCACGTGCTACGGGCAAGAGCGCCGAGGCGCAGAAAATCAATGCGGAGGTTGACCGGATACGCGTGGACGTGAACCGCCGTTACCAGGAACTGATGCAGTCCGACGGCTATGTCACCGCCGCCAGGCTGAGGGACGCCTGCCTCGGGCTGGGCGTGAAACGCGAGACGCTGCTGAAGCTCTTCGAGCAGCACAACGAGGAGTTCATCAAGAAAGTGGGACACAGCCGCGTGCAGGGAACATACAACCGCTACCGTACCATATACAGGCACCTTTGCGAGTTCGTCCCGAAAGTGTACCGCCGTGACGACATTCCCCTGAAGGAACTCAACCTGACGTTCATCAACAACTTCGAGTATTTCCTGCGTACGGAGAAGAAATGCCGCACCAATACCGTATGGGGTTACATGATCGGGCTCAAGCACGTCATCTCCATCGCCCGCAACAGCGGTGCGCTTCCCTTCAACCCCTTCGCCGGGTACATCAACTCCCCCGAAAGCGTTGACCGGGGCTACCTAACAGAGCGTGAGATACAGACGCTGATGGAGGCCCCGGTGAAAAGCGGGACCTGCGAACTGGTACGCGACCTCTTCATCTTCTCTGTGTTCACCGGACTGGCATACGCGGACGTGAAGGCACTGACGACCGACCGGCTCCAGACCTTCTTCGACGGCAACCTCTGGATCATCACCCGCCGTCGCAAGACAAACACCGAGTCCAACATCCGCCTGCTGGACGTGCCCAAGCGCATCATAGAGAAGTATAAGGGACTGTCCAAGGACGGTCATGTATTTCCGGTACCGAGCAACGGCAGATGCAACACCATATTGAAGGAACTTGGCAGGCAGTGCGGTTTCAAGATACGGCTGACCTATCATGTGGCCCGGCATACGAACGCCACCACCGTGCTGCTCTCGCACGGTGTACCCATCGAGACCGTAAGCCGTCTTTTGGGGCATACGGATTTGAAAACCACCCAGATATATGCCCGTGCGCCCAGATTGGTCGCTTGATAAATACTTCTGTAGTAAGAAGTTAGGATTGGGTTCAATATAATCCTATCGTCAATCAGCTTATCCGACGGGGAAACCTAACGGGGAGTGTAGCATGCTGATTAAAGCCCTGAGTCTACTAATAGCCAAGTAGCGACTGAAGGGCAAGACGAAACGACATATATAAGGATGAAGCCTTGATTGGTTGAACGATAGTTCGGTGGTACCACATCTTGCAATAGCGGAAGGCTTTTATATACGCTATTTCATAGTACTCTGGCTATTTTGTGCGTTAGTGCAGAGCATTAAGAACCGACTATGACACAGCCGCAATAAGCGGACAAGAACGAAAGTCGCATCCGACAATATGTCACGCTAATAGTTATCAAGTGAAACTAACTGGGGATTGCCTAAGTCAGAACGCCTCAAAGGCTATGAGAGCTGGTCTCTGAATATCTGATATGGCAACGGAGTTCCCATAGTAGTCCGAGCAAGTTAACGGCTTGTACATGGCGAAGGGGAACAGTCCATAACTTTAGTACAAACAAAGGAAAACGTGAGAGACGTATGAGAAATCCCGAGCAAGTATTAAACATTTTAGCTGAACACAGCAACGAGTCAGGTTACAAATACGAACGACTCTATCGTATTCTGTTCAATGAGCAGATGTTCTTAGTCGCATATCAGCGCATTCATGCAAAACCAGGCAATATGACACCCGGTACTGATGGACAGACGGAGGACGGCATGAGCATTGACAAGATACACGCATTAATAGACAGTCTCAAAAGCGAAGTCTATAGGCCTAAACCGGCAAAGAGGGTTTACATACCGAAGAAGAGCGGAAAGTTACGTCCGCTCGGTATCCCTACGTTTGCAGATAAATTAGTGCAAGAGGTAGTGAGAATGGTTCTCGAAGCCATATACGAAGGATATTTTGAACGGACTTCACATGGTTTCAGACCACACAAAAGCTGCCACACGGCACTTAAGAGTCTACAGAATAATTTCAACGGAACAAAGTGGTTCATTGAGGGAGACATAAAAGGTTTCTTTGACAATATCAACCATGGCGTGATGATAGAAATTCTGAGGGAACGCATATCTGACGAGCGTTTCCTTCGGTTAATACGTAAATTTCTCAACGCTGGATATTTGGAAGAATGGCACTTCAATAGAACTTATTCGGGTACGCCTCAAGGTGGAATTATCAGTCCAATACTGGCTAATATCTACTTGGACAAGTTCGATAAGTATATGAAGAAGTATGCACAAGATTTCCATAAGGGTAAAGTTAGACACCGCAACAAGGATATCGGCAGACTGAACAATCGAGTTCACTATCTAAAGAAGAGAATGAAGGAGGTGACGGACGTTGATAAATTGGAAGCAATGCGAGAGGAAGTTCGTAATAAGCAACAGCAAATACTGACTATGCCGAGCGGTAACGATATGGATGAGAATTTCCGTAGATTGAATTATGTACGCTACGCTGATGATTTCCTTATAGGGGTCATTGGAAATAAAGCAGAGTGCGAGAAAATCAAGGCGGATGTTACACAATTTATGCAAGAAAAGCTAAAGTTGGAGATGTCGCAAGAAAAGACCTTGATAACCAACGCACAAGACAGTGCAAAATTTCTCGGCTATGAAATATCAGTCCGTAAAGATTACACAACGCAGAAAAATGCAAGAGGAGAAACTCGTAGACATCGTAATGGTAATGTGATACTACACGTATCACGAGAAGTAATAAAGAAGAAGCTACTGAGTCTTGAAGCCATGAATGTGAAAACACGAAATGGCAAAGAAGTGTGGAGTTCTAAAGGTAGAACATACCTGATAGACAATGAGCCACAAGATATAGTAGCACGTTTCAACACAGAAATCAGAGGATTCTACAACTACTACTCCATTGCAAACAATGCATCGGCACTTGGACGTTCATTTGGATGTATCATGAGGTTCAGTATGCTAAAGACATTTGCGCAAAAACTTAACAGTTCCGTCAGAACCATAACAAACAAGTATCGTGAAGATGATAAATTTGTGGTGTGGTATACGGACAAGAAAGGCGAACGCAAACCAAGGGTGTTTTACAATGAGGGCTTCAAGCGTATTACCGACTTGGGAACTCAAAAATGTGATAACTTGCCCTACCTGTTCAACACTCCATCTATGAGTCTGGTCGAAAGACTGACTGCAAATAAGTGTGAGTTGTGCGGAAAAGAAGGAAATGTTGTGTCACACCACGTCAGGAAACTCTCAGAATTAAGAGGCAAAACCGAATGGGAACGTAAAATGCTCAAAATGCATAGAAAATCTTTAATCGTCTGTGCAGAATGTCATAACATGATTCATGCGGAGAATAGCTAAAATGCCGTTATGGGCGGAGAGCCGTATACATGGAGACGTGTACGTACGGTTCGGAGGCAGGCTGTCGGAAACCTACCACCGTAAGGTGGCATGGCGCCGACAGCCGAGCCTACGGATAACCAACCAGAAGATCAGCAGCGACATGGAAATCCTGTCCCATAAGCTGGAAAAGATGGAGAAGGAAATATGCGATGCCATCTGAGGGAAGGCATTTACGGGACGAGTGATTTTTCCCCTTCTTCATCAAAGTTCCGCCGTCCCCGCGGATCTGCGCGTTTTCCCTCCGGTTTCCGGCAGAAAATTTCCGTACGGTGAAATTTTCTGCCGGAAAAACGCTCCGAATGCGCGGGTGACGGACGGGAAAATTGATTCAGAAGGCGAAAACTGCGACCGACGTAGTGCATGTGCGACAAGGAAAAAGGAAAAGAATTGTCCAGGAGCCCCTTTTCATGTCGGGATACGGCATGAAAAGGGGCTCCGGCTGTGGTGAAGGCTCTCCTGCTCCCTCTGCATTGCATGTACGGGTGGTTTT